GCTATTTATGTTGAATGCTGTCATATTTTTCTGCCACTGACGGCACACCCATTTTTTACCAGTGACACCGTCTGGCGTTGTCCAATCAAATGACTCAACGCCATTACGAGCATCCAAGAAATCTAGGATGTTGTCAGTTTCTACATCCGTTCGTGCATTAAACGATAACTGCCACACCTGTAGATTGGTATTGAGTCCATAGGCTAACCGTTGCTCGTAGCCATCACCAAACCGAACAGACCGCACCCGTGGAGTGTGTGCCCGTCCAGCACCATAGTCAGGGATATAGCTAAACACAGCCATTATCGTAGTAGCCCTCCTGGTCGTTGTTGCCTCATGATTTCCTCCTGCACTGCCCTAGTAATGGCACGCGCCAACCTGTCTCCCTGTGGTTCTGCATCTGATTGCTGCATGGCTCCAGATGCACTAACATTGACGGAGATGTTATTGACATTAGTTGTCTGGTTGCCACCACCACCAGAACCCATCAATGACACAGGTATTGACCGTCCATCAGGTAGTGGGACAAATGCCTCTGGTAATGCGCCCTCCCCAAACATCGCTAACTGTGGAGAACGTGCAATACCACCAGCCGCATACTGGTTCATTTTTAGTGGCTGCATGTACTCTATAGCATAGCCTAATGATTTTTGAAATTCGTTGGGAGCAAATCGATTTTCAATTGGCTCGTAGTTCAAGTCATAGACACCGCCAACCAGTTGTGCCATGTAGTTCTGTTGTAATTTCTCCTGGTTAAACCTTCTTTCAATGTATTGTCGTTGTAATCGCTCTGCCCAACCGTATGCCTGATCTGGACTGATTCTCAATGCGGACTGCAAATAGCCTAGGTTACGTCCAGTAAAAAATGTTTCTGCTTCCTGATCTAACAGATAACGGGAGAACTGCTCATCAGCAAAAACATCAGGTTGCTGCTCTCGTAATTTTTTTAGAGTTTCTTCTAGCGCGTATGGATTAGTACCGCCCTGCAGATCCTCCATCATGGATGAATACTGAACACCAATATATTCATTAATCAATTTATCAACAGTGTCACGGTATCCTGCATCCGATCGATATCTACGTGATACCTCAGTATCAGGCATGCCTTTGAAATATCGATACATGAAATCCCATACATTATCAAATAACCCAGCCGTCACAGGATCATATATGCCACCATTAGCAAACCCTTTAATTGTGACTGGTATCGACCGTCCATCAGGTAGTGGGACATATGCCTCTGGTTTACTACCCTCACCAAACATCGCCAGTTGTGGAGACCGTGCAATGCCTCCTCTCGCATAACGTTGCAGCGGTAATGCGCCATCTCCTGTCATGATGCCGCCGTTAGCAAACCCTAGAAAACTAAACAATCCACCAAATAGTCCACCACCACCACCGCCAAACGCTGCCATAATGCCCTTCAGTATGGTAGCCTGAACAACCATTTCAATAAATTTCTGGAGCATCTGGTTTAGGATATTCATCACCACGTTATTGAGTACCTCGCCCAAACTCTGGGAGCCCTCAATTAAATTCATTATCCCCTGCGAAATGTTGGTACTGATAATGTTTGCAATGTCAACCTGTAGTTGTCGCTCCATCTGTACCAACTCTAATTTCTGCTGTTGTGCCTGTGATGTTTGTAACACTAGCCCAGGTAATTGCTGCAATTGTCCAATTTTCTCATTGTTTATTGTTAACTCTGACCTGAGACTCTCCAACGTCTGACCCTGATAATTACCTGACTCAATCTCTACCTGTAATTTTTGATTAGCGGCTTCGAGCGTTTGTGACTCTAACCTAGCTGCCTCCTCCGCTTTTAGATACCTATCAGCTGTAATCTGTCCATATTGTTGTTCTAGCTGAAATCGCCGCATTGCTAGGTCAAACTCCTGTTGCATCGTAGCTAATGCGCCAGTCTGTGGATTGGTTAGATCACTAGGATAATTGAACCGTGATGAAAACTGCGATGTTTGTAAATTGGTCTGCGCTGTCTGTAGACCAACACCCATAATTTGTTGTGGATATGGTGCTAGTCCAGCAAAACTAACATCGCCGTATTGTCCAAACATGGATGGATTACGAAATGGTGCATATCCCGAAAACCCACCATAACGGAGTTGGTCAAATGCGTTGGTCGAGAATAGACCAGTCTCCAGACTAGCTAGGTCAATTTGGCTGGTTGCCTGGTTGAATGGAGTGAATCTATTACTGCCCTGCGCTAATGCAAATAGTTGTTGCACCTGACTAACACCGCGTGCCGCTAACGATACGGGTACGCCATTGGTACTGTCCACCTGCCTATCGGGTGGCAATGCACGACGGTTGATACCGCCTAACATCCCATGCCGTGTACCAACCTTACTCCAGTCAACATTTTCAGCACTCGGAGATACAGTAATACCTGGTGCATTTCGTGGTAGGTATAACAGTGGATTCACTGCACCACGACTCTGTATTGTAACCTCACGACGACTATTAGGACGTGATGTAGTCGGAGTAGTCGGAGTAGTCGGAGTAGTCGGAGTGGTCGGAGTAGTTGGTGTATAGCCTTGGTCAGCAATTCGTTGCGCTGCGCTACGCATATCATCAACGCGTTTCTGTTCTAACTCACGTAGTTTTTGTTGATGTGATATTTCGAGTTCAGCAATTTTTTGTACATTCTCAGCATACCTATTCTGTATTTCTAACCGCTCTCGTTGGTATGTTAGAACAGCATCCTGATTCTCACGTTCAAACCGATTAGCCTCTGTTTGTATATCAAATTGTTGTTGCGTAATGTCACCCCTACGGAGTCGCATGTACAAGTCCCTATCCTGTTGCGCCCTATCCCGACGCAAGATGGCATCAGCTAGACCCATCTCAGCATCCCGTTTCTGCCGTTGTAGGTCAGCCTCCATTTGCTGAATTTGTTTGAGTGTATCTATCCGAAGCTTGGCAATATCACGTTCATAACCCTCACGCAATTTGCCAATCTCACGCTCGTATTGTGTTATCGCTCTAGCCAGTTTCTCAGCATCCTGTTGCCGTTTCTGTGCTGCTCGTTCTGCCTCCTGCTCCCGTCGTTTGGCAGCGCTCCCATCCATCTCAGCAATTCTATTTTTTAACTCCTCTATTTGTGCAATTATTGTGTTACGAGCAGCATCCGTCACAGCTGCATTGAGTTGCGCTGTTAGTGCTGTTATCTGTTGCTGTATGCCAATGATTGAAGATGTGTCTACTGGTAACGCCTGCAATTTTGTTCCAGTTTTTTTTGTTGGATCTGGCGGTATAAATTTTAGATCGCCCTCATATTGCAAGTCCTTTAACACTCTAGAAGAATCACCGAATAAATCCGAAAATTTGAATTTTGATAATTCTCTGAAACCCTCGATTGTTTTTTGTATTTTGTCATAGACAACAGGTAAAACCTTGACTGCTAATCGTTCAAATTCTAAACTCGTCTCAACCTGCGTCTCCTTTAACTTAACCATTGCGTCGTTATGCTCTTTAGTAATGGCAGGCAGTTTACCCTGCTCCTCAGCTAATTTCTGGACGGATACTAATAGCTGTGTATTGCCGTTCTCCAATACCTGTGTTGCATTTTTGGCAAGCTCCTGATCATTCGCCAGATCTTTAGTCGCTCTACCGTAGTCCACCAGTATGTCATACGCATCACGGTAGGAGCCATCAAGATTCTGCACTTCAACGCCAACCTGTTTTAAGCCACGTAGTAGATTGAACTCCTGCTCGCCTGCCTCGCCACGTTGTATAATCCCAATCTTTTCATTGAGGTCTTTGAGGATATCTCCCAAATCGTTTAAGTCAACGCCGGCTTTTCTAGCAGCAGTTGACATCCGTGATATATTTTCAACACTCGTACCAGTACCATCAGCATAATTTTTGATGACTAACGACTGGTCAATTAATGCCTGCGTAAAATTCAGAATGGCATCTATTGTAAACGCGGCAGCAACACCAGCCGCAAAGTTTTTTAACTCACCACCAATGTCAGGTAATAGTCCACCAAATTTGTTAGTCGCATCGGTGGCATCCTTCGTGTCCTTCTCGTATTTTTTTAACTCGTCCCCCGCCTGCCTATATTCTTTACTATTCTGATCCAAATTCTTTTGCAATGTTTTGAGGCTTTTTACATGAGCTTCGACGGCAGCATCAGTTGTATCAACCGTTTTACCTAGGATTTTTGATGCCTGCTCCATCGCTACAATTTTGTCACGACTTCGTTGCGCCTCGGCATTGAGTTGTGCCAGCTCATCAAACTGTGCGTTTACCCGTAGATTTAGAGTGGTGTTTGCCACGTTCTGCTTGCTCCGCTAACTCTGACAAAATTGCTGACTCAATCCATTGCAATTCAGTTAGTAGTTGTCGCCTATCCTCAACCTCATGCAATGTCGCTACTGCTATGATAGCACCATAGTCCAACCCAATTAACCCAGCCATGGATGTACGCCACTGTGTCTGCACCTGACAGAAGAACAACCAAGTGTCTACATTCTCCATCCATAACTCATAGTCATCCTGCTCAGGTTGTGGCAGCTCTAACCCAGGTGCCAGTACTGCCACGTCCTGTGCTGAATCATCAACCATACGTGGCGCAACCCATCGACGAGCTGCGCCTTCTAGTTTTTTCGTTTAGCCGCCTGTCCATTATACGCTTCGAGAAACGCATTCAGGATAGCGCCAGCAGCCATGGGCACCTCTAACAACTGGTCTAGTGCTGAGTCACTGAATGGCACTATATCATCGCCATCCATGATAGTGCCGTCCTTCCAGCCAACTACAATCTCACGGACAATTTGATTTGCCGTGCGTTCGTCCGATTGAATGTCCTCTGCTAATTTAGTTAACTCAGACTGTGACAATCGTTTGAACTCTAGGTCACATGTTGATGTAACGTGTTTGCCTCCTGACTCAGGAGTAACAAACCGTACTGTCCATGTAAATGTATTACTCTGTTTAATTTTGAACATAGTTATGCAAACGCTATGGTGACCTCGTCATTGCCAGCAGCAGATGGAGTTAATACTCCATTTATCGCTAACATCGTTGTCCCGTTGTCATCCTCGTAGGTAGGACCATCGGTAATATCAATCAACGACGATTGTATGATAATCCGTTGACCAGCCGCTGACCCATGCCTAAATGTCAGGTTGCCCAACGTAGTGCCAAGACACGCTGTGAAATAGTCCTTTTGCGCAATAGTAGGAGCCTCAAACTGTACTGCTACAGTTGGACGACGATCTGCATACTGGACAAACGGACCCTGTGGCAGTCCTATCAATTCACGATATTGGATGTCAACTGCCATGTCTAGCGTTAGGCTACGCAATGGTGCGACATAATCAAAAAACCGAAACTCCCCAGAGTTGCTATGGTTCACTACCTGTGGAGTAATCTGGTTATATGTTGGTGTTAGCGGTGCAGTATCCGTAGGAGCGGTATACAATCCAGTCATAGTGAACTGAAATGTTGGGATTTCACCAACCACAAAATTAGCGGTTACTGTACCACGAGCTCCCTTGATGATGTGCTGTATCCCATCCACATTAGCGTAGATGGTAGCTGACTCAAACCCCTGCCCGACTGGTGAATAGACGTGATGTGCGTCTATCGAGTAGGTTGAACTAGAGGTTGGTGCAACAGGAAATGTGCCATGTATGGTCGCTACTTTGGTTGACCCAACATAGGATTTGATAATTGCAGTCTGCGTACCAACACCAGCAGGGTTGTCATTGGTGAACCTGATCCGCATCCCACGATACGCATTATCAACAGCACTAGCAGTATTGGCTAGTGTAATGTCAGTGCTACTACCTGCCACCGCTGTGCCAGTATGCGCCGCTGCTAATGTAGTTACGTTAAACCCACAGGCACGGAGCAACGCATCTAGTCCTGGTGGTGGAGTCGCAATATTGGTCGAACCCCTACTCGCTGCCTCAACTGTTAGCGTAATTTGGACATTTTGGTTTGCTACCAGTGACTCGTAGTTACCGAGGTATGGACGAATCACAGTACGTTCAACGGTCGTCGCATTCAGTGGTGTTACTGATAGGTCGCTGACTAACAGCGCCTCGGTTGCAGTTGGTGTTGGGTCAGTCCCATACAGTCCACCAGGTATGCTATAGGTTGATGTATTATCAGGAGGCGTTCCAAATGTACCCTGAATTGTTGCTGTTTTGGTTGACCCAACATACGCAGCAATAATTTTAGTTTGCCCTGAACCAGTACCACCAGTAATTGTAATCGGGAGCCCAGCATAATAATTATCAATTGCGCTTTCGCCGCTGGCTAGTACTATTGTTGATGCTGTCCCCGACTGTGCTGTCCCCGTCTCCGGTGGTTCCACCTCCACCAATATCAGTCGTTTCCGTGTTAGTAATGCCATCGTTCTCCTCCGAGTTGTTTACAACAATTGCAGTATCGGTAATCAGATATGATCCACCATTTCCATTCATACGCCTAAATCTCCTAACGACGTGCGGTAT